AAAAAAATAAAAAACTTTACTTTTTTTTTTAAAACATATCAAAAACAATTGTAAAGGCTACATTAACAACCTTTTAATGTACTAGAATTTTTTCAGGGTTGCTATATCTTTGTATTAATATAAAGAAACGCCCGCGTAATAACATATTTTTTTTAAAGACACAAGTATTTTATTTATTTATATTCAATCTAAGTAAAGATAGCGTTATTTTTAACGAGTCTAAATAAGAATAAGCTATTTATAATTAGTCTAAATAAAGATAAAAATATTGACCCCTCCATAGCAAACATAGCCCCCTCCATAATAAAAGATTGACCCCCTTCATAATAAAAGATTACCCCTCCATATTAAACACAGGGGTTCATATTAAACACAGGGGTTCATATTAAAACATAAAAACTAAAAAAATAAATATTATGAGAATTTCAATTAAAACAGGACACTTAACACTTACAAATAAAAAAGTAGTGAAGCAAATGATAGAAAACAACATTACAGAAGGAGGTTACAGAGGTGTTGATTACTATCTTAGTAATAATGATGGATTATTTACTTTAAAAAATGTTTGCTTAGAATGGGATTGCGAATTTAGCAGGAACAAGAGAATTAAAAGAACGTATAAATCTACATTTACAGTTAAATAAAGTTTATTAAAAAAACAGACCCCTTCATATTAAACACACCCCTTCATATTAAACAAAAAAAAGGGGAGACAAAATTAATTGCATCCCCCTTCATATTAAACATTTTATTTTATTATTCTAATTCTTCTAAGATTGCATTATAAATTAATCCTATTATTACTATTATCACAAATGTTTTTATCATATAATTTCTTTTAACAAAATTCGAACAGTATGATAGTCTTTATTATAATATTTATGTGTTTCTAAAGCAATCGAGTATGCAATAGCATCTTTTTGTTCTTGAAATACTTGAACACTATCTATATCAATTCCATCCACTCCTTCTTCTTTAAACACTAAATATACATTCTGCTTTTTGTCTTGAACAAAGAAGTCTTTGAAAGAATTTATAACATAATTCAATACATCTACCATTCCTTCATAATATATTGAACTGTCTTTTATCTGATTATGAGTTGATAATTCTTTTTTGTCTTTACATTGCTCTAAAATAGATTCTAAACTTTGTATTATTTTATTTACAGGTGTTGTCATAGTTATTTAATTTAAGCAAAAATAATAAAATTAAATGTAATAACCTAATTCCATTATTATTTTTATCTTATCACATAAACACCACTATTGACACCTTGAACTAAATATGTTAAAGCATATCTTATAGCATCTATAAAGTGATTAAACTTGTCAATAGGCACTTCTCCTTTATCTTTCCATACATAGTTGTTTAATTCTCTTATAATACCGTGAGAACCTCTGTCTACAACTATCTCGTAATCCTGCATTAAAGCAATACCACTCAATATACTACCTTTCCTTTTTACAGTAGGTTTTATGTTTAACCCAAGTGTTTTCAATTCGTTTACAAGTCTAGGCTCGGAGTTATCAGAAATAATTAAATCCAATGAACATTCCTGTCTATTCCTAGATGCTATTTCAGAAGTCGTTAGATTAGCTTTTCCGTAGATTTCCTTGACCCAAATCTTTCTAGCTTGCTTATCTACCGAAACCTTAACTAAGGTCGTTAAATCGGCTGAGAATCCAAAATCCTGCCCATAGCAAGTAGTTTCTGTTGGAATAAAGTCCCCTACTCTCCATTTTCTTATAATAGTACCCTCTGCTTTTTCAAGCCAACCTCCTAGTATTTGATGTTGATACTTATCGGGTCTTTTTCTTTTCATCTCATAGATTCTCTCTAAGAAAGATTCAGATAAGTTCTTCTTGTTGTCCTTATAGGTTGTATGTATGTATGTTACGTTACCTTTTTTAGTATTAGATGCAGGAAGTATATTCTCATTCTGAAAAAACCTCTGAAATATCCAATGCTCTTTAGTAGTAGGGTTTAATATAAGAATAACCCTGTTTTGCTTAGTTTGTGAACGTATAGAGAAATCTATCTTATCAAAAGTAGATTCATCAACCAATTCTTCTGCTTCATCAACTACAAATGTAGTTATACCGTTCAAAGATTTAAGTGCTGCTGTTTGGTTACCCGATGATGTCCTTATACCCTTAAATATAATAGAACTACCTGTTTTAAGGTTCATAATCTCATCTTTAGTAATCCTAAAGTCCTCGTGAACACCCATAAGGTTAATCTTCTCTATAAATTCGGGAATAATAGATGTATGAGCAGAAATCATAGTGTACCTTGAAAAAAGTATCTTATGACCTGTTTCATAGGTAAGGTTCAATAGAAAAACATTGACACCAAAGGATTTACCCGAACCACGACCTCCTGTAACAACAAAATACCTGCTATCATCTTTGAAAACAGGTATATACTTCTCGTGTATGTCTAATTTACTCATCTTTAGGTGTTATATCTATTACTTTTTCCTTAATCTTCTTACCTTCTGCACTATCTCCAAAGAAATTTATAGTAGGTGCTTGTACTTTAGATGTATTGACTTCTTTTTCTTCTCCATAAGCCATATCAACAACTAATTTAGCAAAGTTATAGTTATCTTTAGAGTTTTCTACTAAGGATTCAAAGAAAGCACCTTCGTTACCATAGACATTTTTAATAGCTTTTAAAGCATATTGCTTTCTTCTACTCTTTTTTGCGTGATTTAACGCAGGTTTGTTAGACCTCTCAATAGCAGGAACAGGTGTTTTAGGGATTGATTTCTTCCTCTTATTACCTTTCCTACCATCAGTAGGTTTTATTTCATTAGATTTACTCATATTAAGATAACTGATTTTTAGTTATAATGTTTTACTCAGCATCGTATATGCAACATTGTTTTGAACAGTACATATAATTCTCCTCTATTGGAGTATCACAGTGTCTGCAAGTATTTGTTTCATCGTATTCTGTTTGGTAATTGTCTAAGTCGTGGTCTAATTGGCTCATAATATTGTTATTTTTTTTTAATTTATTTTTCAGAACTCTTATTTATAAAGGGGTTGTATAGTTTTTCCCTCCAACGGTTAACAGAACAAACATAAGAGCAATAACCATTATTCTGTTCTGTTTCCCCTCCACATTCACAATGTTCTATGTTGTTTATATCCATCATAATCTATCAATACCTTTAGCTAATATCTTATAAGTATCTTTATCAAACTCCTTAATAGCTTTGATAATCTGAATACTATTGTCTTTCATTCTCTTTTTAGCATCAAAAGTGTAAGTTTTACCTAAGTCAACATTTTGTGCATCTAACTCCAATAAGGCATCAACTATTAATCTATTATCAACTAAGTTTCTTGTTGAAGTAATCTCCTCTATTCTTTTTTCAATATCTTTCATAACTATATCCTTAAAACATTCTTATTTGATTCTTATGCTCTTGGATTCTTTTCATTGCTTTGTCATAGTATTCTTTGTCAAGTTCGCAAGCAGTTAAATCAAACCCTAAATTGTGACAGGCTATTGCAATTGACCCACTACCTAAATGTGTGTCTAATATTTTATCTCCTTCTTTAGCATAGTTCATTAAAAGCCATTCGTATAATTTTACAGGTTTTTGTGTTGGGTGTATTTTATTTTGTCCTGTTTCGTGTTTGCAAGCACTTCCACACCAATTAATGCGTTTTATTCTCATAGGTTTATCAAAAGAACCCCAACACATCTCACCATCAGCAAAATCACTTTCACCATTATTTTTATCCCAAATAATCCAAAATCTTGAATTAGGTAAATCAAAATAATTACCCCCCCAAATTAATTGATTTTTAGAAACTCTAAACAATTCATTGAAATATTCTTCTTTAGGTGTTTCATTATCCCAATGTTTTCCCTTACTTTTTAGTTTCTTTTTAGCATTTCCCAAGGTCATTTTTGTAACATCAATTCCATAAGGTGGGTCTACTATTGCTAAGTCAAAATAGTTATCCTCATACCTTGCCATTAATTCCATATTATCTTCGTTTGTTATATTTATCATAATTATATTTTATTTGGTGCTAACATTTCTACTTTCATTGCTTTATGTGATTCATATCCTTTTAATTCAAAATCACTTATGTTTACCTTATTAAAGTTGTCTGTTATGTTTCCAACCTCTAAAGTACATTTATCAAAGTTATCATCTCTCTGAACTAACTCTTTCGCCAATTCTATTTGGTTATCGTACAAGTGAACGCATTTTAAATCCCCTACAAGCCTTAGAAACTTATGTCCTGTTATTTTCTCTAGTATAAGACCTAAAGTTGCGTAAGAAGAGATATTAAAAGGTAATCCTAAAAATAAATCTACACTCCTTTGATTCCAATGTAACTCAAAACCTTTGTTTGGCACTCCAATAACTTGGAAAAAAGTATGGCAGGGAGGTAAAGCAGTATTGTTTAAATCAGAAGAATCCCAAGCATTAACTATAAGCCTGCTACCCATAATATCCTTTTTCATTCCTTTTATCAACTCTTTTATTTGGTTTACACCTCTGAAGTTTGTCCACTTAATAGAATAGTTTTGACCAACTGAAAAATTATAGCCTTGCTTAGCTTTCTCTAAGAACACCCATTTGGATAATGGTCTTGATTTAGATTCATCACAGTTCTTTACGTGCCAATTATAAGCATCATCATTCCATATCTTGATGTTGTTATCATTTAGGTACTTTATACCGTTGTCCCCTCTTAAAAACCATATCAACTCCCCTATAACTGCTTTTATAGGTAACTTCTTTAAACCAATAGCAGGAAACCCATCTTCCATATTGTGTTCAAATTTATAACTCGGTATCTGTAACCTTGTTACTCCTCTTCGTTCGTTGGTGTATTCGCTACCATCATTTAGAACATCATTACAAATATTCTTAAAGGTTTTATTTATATTTTTCATAATTTTAATTAAAATGTTAAGGAACTCATATCACTAGAGCAATCGTAAACTGTACATTCATCTCTATACTTCCATTCCCAAGACTTTATCCTTAATTTAACCATTTCAAGCATCTCTGCTCTTCTAAAAGGCTCTCTAATACTGTCTATTACAAAAAACAACTCATCGTTCATTAAATCATTGTTTTGTAGTCTTGATTTTCTTTTTACATCAACAGATGGAAAGTAATTATCGTAATATTTTCTAAACTGCTCAAAGTTTTCGTG